TGGATTTTTTGACCATTGGTTTGGTGAATGATATGTTCACCGAACGGGAGAATGACGAATACAAATATCATATGTTAGCGGATCAGAGTGACTTTGATAAATTTTGATAAGGGGGTGAGATTGTATGGCTAATCGAATCAAGGGCATCACCGTAGAAATCGGCGGCGATACCACCAAGCTGTCCAAGGCACTGGAAGGTGTCAACAAGGACATCAGGGGTACGCAGACGCAGCTGAAAGATGTCCAGAAACTGCTGAAACTCGACCCTACCAACACGGAACTTTTATCCCAGAAGCACAAGCTGCTGGCGGATGCGGTATCCGCCACTAAGGAAAAGCTGGAAGTGCTGAAAACCGCTGCAGAACAAGCCAATACGGCTCTTGCAAATGGTGAAATCTCCCAGCAGCAGTATGATGCTTTGCAGCGTGAGATCATCGAAACCGAAAACGAACTGAAACGCCTGACCACAGAAGCAAACAATTCTCACACCGCCTTGGAAAAGATGGGTGTTCTGGGTGAAACGCTGCAGTCCGCCGGAGACAAGATCTCTGGCGTGGGACAAAAGCTGCTGCCGGTCACTGCCGGTGTCACAGCTCTGGGAACCATTGCCGTGAAAACTGGTGCGGATTTCGATTCTGCCATGTCAAAGGTGGCAGCGGTGTCCGGTGCGACCGGTTCAGAGATGGATGCTCTCCGGGAAAAGGCTCGTGAAATGGGCAGCAAAACAAAATTCTCTGCAAGTGAGGCTGCGGAAGCCATGAACTATATGGCGATGGCAGGATGGAAAACCAACGATATGCTCAGCGGTATCGAAGGCATTATGAATCTTGCCGCCGCTTCCGGTGAGGACTTGGCATCTACTTCGGACATTGTCACGGATGCTCTGACCGCTTTCGGTTTGTCTGCCTCGGACAGCGGACACTTTGCGGACATTCTGGCGGCTGCCTCAAGCAATGCCAATACCAACGTCAGCATGATGGGTGAAACTTTCAAGTATGCCGCTCCGGTACTTGGCTCTTTGGGCTATTCTGCCGAAGACTCTGCCATTGCCATCGGCTTGATGGCGAATGCCGGTATCAAATCCTCACAGGCTGGTACAGCACTGCGTGCTGCCATTACCAATCTGGCAAAGCCGACAGGCACGGTAGCATCTGCTATGGAACAATACGGCATTTCTCTGACAGATAGTTCCGGCAAGATGTATTCTTTACGGGAACTCATGGAGCAACTTCGTCAGAAATTAGGCGGACTTTCTGAGGCAGAACAGGCACAGGCGGCTGCCTCGCTGTTTGGCAAAGAGGCGATGTCCGGTATGCTGGCGATCATCAACGGTTCTCCGGCGGATTTTGAAAAACTGTCCAATGCCATTGACACTTGTTCCGATACAGTAGATGGCTACAATGGTACGACCGAAAAAATGGCGGCAGTCATGCAGGATCGCACTGGAAAAAACCATCTTCAATGTGGAAGCAGTCTTTTCTGCACGAACAACAACCGGGCAGTGAACCAAACCAACAATAGCCTGAAATCACTGTCACGGCTGGAGATTAATCGGCAGACAAGGAATGCAGTGGTGATATAAAAAGGAGCGATTTTTGGTCGATTCTTTTACTCTACAAACTGGAATTCATCTAATTTTTATCAAGTGATTTTTCACTTTTTCTGCGGACTCCTTCAAATATTTGTTCTCCGCATGAGCTTCAACAAATTTAATCAATGGAATCATATTTTTGAGTTTGTCGGGATATGTTTCAACATATTTATCAATATATCCTTTAAGAATATTCTCCTCATGAAAGTCCATAATTCGTTTTTTATACATATATCTGACAGCTTTCAGAAACTGTTTGTCATATGTATCATTAACACCGCGTCTGAAAAGGTCACAGGCGTAATTAAAAATCCTACAACGTTTTGGCTTTGCAACAGTGTGATCCGTAACCTCTTTCAGTAGCTGTAAATATCCGTCGCCCGTCCAAAGCATTATTTTATTGTCGTCTGCGAATTTGTTGAAATTGCTCATGGTTTTCTTATTATAAGTTTCAAGGATCGCATAAATGTTAAAATTGACAAGTGCAAAAAGCGCATATGCATCCTCTTCGCAATTGATCGGAAAATTTCTATGGCACCTGTCGTCCATTGCGTCATGTATCGCTTTCAGCTTTTTTCCTATATCTTCGCTTAAATATCTGCTGTATTCATAAGCATTTCCATAAAATTCTATTCCTTTTTTTATGATGTCCGTAAGTGTTTCGTACTGCTTAGGTATTCTAAAATCATATGTTCTCTTTTCATATTCATCATTATTATCAACTTTGAAAATATTTCCGTCATCAGTAATGACGATATAACTGCGATAATTTACTCCGCATCTTGCTATACCGTCAGATACGGAATAAATCATTGTTAAGAAAATTCCGCTTTCCTTGTCGTAAACACCTGTTGTCCAGTTTATGCTCGTGACGTCCAGATCATACTTTGACTTGTATTCAGGCTTCAGAAAATCAAACATTTTCTCTCTTAATTCGTCCGTTGTACACACAAACTGGAAACCCTCGGTCTTTTGGTAAATCAGCTTTTCCAGTTCTTTTCTGTAAAAATCAAGGCTTTTAAAGTTTTCGCTTCTCATATTTTCATTTATGAAATCAAGAATTGGACGCAGATCTTGTATTTTGTCAGGGAGCAGCTTAATGCAGCTTTTAATATATTTGCTAATAAAATCTATATAGCCAACGCTGATAACGCCACAGAAGTAAGCCTTTTTTATTACTTCAAACGTCACATCCACATATGTATCATCTATACCGCCATCAATCAAATAACCTGCCTGCTGAAAGTCCTTTGAAATATACTTGTAATCTTCCTCACTGAGCATATCGTTATAGGCGGAAATTTTAGAGATAATCGCCTTGTATTTTTCCCCTTTTATAGTACGCATTTTCTTATCAGACATATATTTATCAAAATTTGTAACAGTATTTTTATTGTACATATGACAAATATGATAATAATTGAAATTCTCCTGTTCAAGGAGTTTTTCAGCGTCATCAAGGCTATTTATATCCATAGCCGGTCTGCATTTATCTCTCATATTTTCAGTGATCTCATTAAGATATTCTTCTTGTTCAGACGAAAAACTACTTTCAAAACTTTTCTTTGCTTTTTCATTATTGTAAAGCTTAATACCTTCTTGTATAATATCGCTATACTGCGTAAGCTCTTTAGGAATTTCGAAAAATGTATGTCTGTAACTATCGGCAACAATATATAAAATATCACCGTTTTCGGTAATTAAAACGTATTTGGTATCACCTCTTTTTGAGTTTACATATGTAATAAAAAACCCACTTTCGCTGTCATAGACACCATAAATCCAGTTGATATAACCGACCTCGAAATCCCATGTATTCTTATAAACCGGCTTTATAAAATCAAACATTTTCTTTCTTATCTCATCGGTTGAAAGCTTAAATTCAAATGCCATTTTTTCCTCCTGAATTTATAACGTTAAAAATATCAAACAAATTAGAATTCATCTTTAATTCAATTTGTTTGATGCTTTGATTGTATTATATTCCGATTTGTAAGGCTGATGCCCCACAATCATTTTCATATATTATACCACACCCATATACACAAGTCAGTGAAAAACAATAAATTTTTGTCCTGTAACAAAACCAGCCGCACGGTGAATCAGACGAATCAATCGCCGAAGGCACTTTCACGGTTGGAGATTTATCGGATGACACGGAATGCGTTGCATTTGTAAGAATTTAGTCCGAATATACAATTCGGAAGTAATCCAGATCATTCTTAAACCGATCTTGTGCGGTTAAACAAGTATCAATGAGATAACCATGTTCATCGTGCCATTCGTGTAATCCCCGATAATAGAACATTTTTAGGCTATCATCAATAATAAATGGCACAATTTGATTTCGCAGGCATTCCTTGAATAAAATCAATCGTCCAACACGGCCATTTCCATCTTGAAAAGGATGGATCCTTTCAAATGCAACATGAAAAGCAATGAGTTCTTCTAGTGTCTTTTCTTTTTTCTGATGATATGCGGACAATAGTGCTTTGATTTGGTGGGCAACCTGTTCCGGTGGAGTTGTCTCTCTGCCTCCAACTTCATTTGGAATCTTTTTGTATTCACCGACAGCAAACCATTCTTTTCTGGAATCACTAGTTCCACTTTTTAAAGTGCGATGCAGTGATTTGAGAAAAGCTTCGCTCAATGGTTGATTTGCTGCATCAATAATCATATCAATGCATTTGAAATGATTTGCCGTTTCTACAATGTCGTCCACATTCAAAACAGATGTCTTTTCCATTCCGATCGTATTTGTTTCGTAGATAAAACGAGTCTGATCGTGTGTCAGCCGACTTCCTTCTATATGATTTGAATTGTATGTCAATTCGATCTGGATTTTATGATAGATGCCACCCTTTATTTTTCTTGCCTTTTCTTCACGCAGTACCGATAAAAGCGTTCGCTCTGGGCTTGTTTCTTTCCCGTTTTTCCGTTTTGGACGCTCCGCATTTTCTGGAATACACCATGTTTTTCCTTTTAAGACTGCACCTTCAATTCTTCCGGATGCACAATAATTTCGCACAGTTCTTTCTGAAATATTCCATTTTTTTGCGATTTCTGCAACAGAATCGTATTTCATATACGCCACCTCCGTCTAATAGCAGTATATCATATTATCGGCAAAAAGTCAAATAAATATACTTGTTGAAAATGTTTTTTGCCGATAGAAAAGGAGGCATCCCATGTATTTCACCCTCATTCTCGAAAACGAAACCGGCGAACAAGTGAATCTGTCCGCCACCGCCAACCAATACATGACCTCCAAAATCGAAGGTCTAAATCCGCCTGCCGGAACAGTCAGCACTTCAAGCTATGCTGGCATGAACGGCAGCTACCTCAACAATGCCTTCATCGAAAAGCGAAACGTGGTCATCTCCTTTGCCATGCGTGGCATCGGCATCGAGAAACGACGGCATCAGCTGTATCGTGTGGTCAAGCCGTCCCGATACATCAAGATTTGGTACAAGACGGCGAACATCGATGTCTATGCCGAAGGGTATGTAGAAACCTGTGAAGTATCAAATTTCGAGCAGCAGATCAGCGGGCAAATCTCCATTCTCTGTCCGGACATTTACTGGTACAGTCGGGATATTTTCTATGCCTATTACAGCGGCATCACCGGAGCATTTCACTTTCCCTTTCCGGAGAGCGATGCTCCGTTTCCTTTGGGCGTGTATTCCAACAGCAACCTGTTCTCTATCACCAATGATGGAGATGAGACTGGATTCACGCTGCGAATCGAGGCACTGCCCAGTGATATTCCGCAGGAAGTGGTTGCCGTGACACCGACCATCTACAACGAAAACGGAGAATATCTGCAAATCAAAGGCGATATTCTGACCGGCGATGTCATTACGGTTACCACGAAAACCGGAAACAAGACCGTTACGCTGACACGCAATGGTGTGGACAGCAACATCCTGAACCGGCTGGTTTCCGGTTCCACTTGGCTGACCTTGAAAGAAGGCACGAATATCTTTCGGGTCGAGGCAGTTCGTGGTGTGAAAAAACTGCGTGTAACTTTGATGCACCGCAATTCTTATCTGGGAGTGTGAGAAATGCAGTTGGAAATTTACAGCTTGATAGCTTTGAAAGATCAGATTTCTGTGTCACTGGAAGCTATCTGCGACAGTTATTCTTCGCTCTTATGGGATATTGAATTTTACCAGTGCGGCTGTTTTGAGGTGTATATCGCTGCCAGTCCGCAGAATGTATCCATCTTTCAGCGTGGCAGAATTGT